ATTCATGAAAAAGTCAACATTTCATTTCGTATTGTAAAAGAAAGACATTACTTCTTATATGCAGATGATATGTTGTCTTTGATTTCTCCCGAAGAATGGAATAAGAAAGAATCAGCAATTACAGTAAAACAATTAGGGGATGGAACTTGGGAAGAAGTGAAAAAAATGGATTTAGACCAAGAAATGTCTTGACAAATAGGCGTGGATTTGAGATAATAGTAGTGAAAGGTGGAGGAAGTTCGCAAATGGTTTCCTTCTGGAAATGTTCTGGTGCCTGCAACGGTGTAATTTAGTGGCGGCGAATTTATTTCATCTTTCATTTTTTATTAATTATATTATGGAGAAAATATGAACGTGAATCAAAAGGCTCTTGTTCAAGCTGTTATTGATGCTGGTTATGAAGACGAAATTTCTCGTCCGGAATTGAAAGCAATTGGAAGACAACTTGGTGTGAGTACTGCATGGGTGCAGAAAAATGAGACATATAAAGTTGCTAGAGGTGTATATCGTATCCCTCAACTTGATGGTTCTATGAAAAGTGCATTAGCACAAACAGTTGTTAATGAAAATCCTGAAGAAAAAAAGGAATCTAAAGTGATTCCATTTCCCGTACAAACCGAATCATTTATTCCAGATAAAGATTCTCATTTTGTTAGATTTGGACATTGTAAAGATGTCGAACAGATTGTCAAATCGAGAATTTTTTATCCAACTTTTGTGACTGGTCTTTCTGGTAATGGTAAAACATTCATGGTTGAACAAGTTTGTGCAAAACTTAATCGTGAAATGTTTCGTGTTAACGTTACTATTGAAACTGATGAAGATGATTTGCTTGGTCACTATCTTTTGAAAGATGGGGAAACTGTTTGGCAAGATGGTCCAGTTATTCAAGCAATGAAACGAGGTGCTATTCTGCTTCTTGATGAAGTCGATCTTGCATCAAATAAAATTATGTGTTTGCAACCTGTTCTTGAAGGTAAAGGTATTTTCATTAAAAAGATAAATCAATGGATTCGTCCCGTTCGAGGTTTTAATGTTTTTGCTACTGCAAATACTAAAGGAAAAGGTTCTGATGATGGACGATTTATCGGAACAAATATTCTTAATGAAGCATTTCTTGAAAGATTTGCAATTACTATGGAACAAGATTATCCGAGTATTTCAGTTGAGAAAAAAATTCTCAATGCAGTTCTTGTTTCTCTTGGTTGTGAAAATGAAGAGTTTGTTGATAAACTTACAAACTGGGCGGACATTATTCGTAAAACATTTTACGATGGTGGTGTTGACGAAATTATTGCTACTCGCCGACTAGTTCATATTTGTAATGCATACGCTATTTTTGGTGATAAAATGAAATCAATTCAGATGTGTGTTAATCGTTTTGATGAAGAAACTAAATCTGCGTTTCTTGATTTATACAGCAAAGTTGATGCTGATGTTACTGTTCCTGGGGAAACCCCTGCTGAAGACGGAGAATCTACCCTTGAAGAAGAGAATACATCTAATGAAGAAGAGGATACAGAAACACCCTTTTAATTGACAGTCATAAATAGAGGATAGGGAATAAATTCTTATCCTCTATTACTGTATCATGGAGATATAATGCAAATTGAAATTAAAGTTGAAGAATTAAGAAAGAAAAAGATTTTTGTTGCAACACCAATGTATGCTGGGCAATGTGCGGGTATGTACACAAAGGCATGTATTGATCTAGCAACAATGTGTGCAAATTATGGAATAGAATGTAAGTTTTTTTTCATATTCAATGAATCTCTTATTACTAGAGCTAGAAATTATTTAGTTGATGAATTTCTTAGAGCAGAAGAATTTACTCATTTGATGTTTATTGATGCTGATATTCATTTTGATCCAAGAGACGTATTGTCTCTTGCCGCACTGTGTGACGATAAACACCCTATTATCGGTGGCCCCTATGGGAAAAAATGTATTGCGTGGGAAAAAATTGTGCAAGCAGTTGATGCTGGGGTGGCTGATAAAGATCCAAACGAATTGCAGAAATTCGTGGGCGATTTTGTATTTAATCCAGTTCAGGGAACCACTGAATTAAAGATAAACGAACCCGTAAAAGTTTTAGAAATTGGAACTGGATTTATGATGATTCAAAGAGAAGTTTTTACTAAATGGAAAGATGCATATCCTCAGTTTCATTATAAACCAGATCACAATCGTTCTGAACAATTTTCTGGAGACCGATATATTCATGCATATTTTGATACGGTTATTGATAATGACTCCTATATGCCAATGGGATCTTCAAACAAGTCTGATAGGTATCTTTCCGAAGATTATGCATTTTGTCAATTAGCAAGACATATTGATATAAACATTTATCTTTGTCCTTGGATGAAGCTCGGTCATATTGGAACATATGTGTTTGATGGTTCAATGTCTGACCTTGGAAGAATAGATTCGTCTAATGAACTTGCTAGGGTTCATATGGAACAATCACAAAAATTAAGACAAGCTAGAATAAACGTTACTGAAGAAGCAATAGCAGTACAAAATATTGAGCGGATTGAAGAGAAGAAATCAACTAGGCAAGACAGAAGAAAATCTTTAAGGGACAAAAAGAAAAATTTAAAAAAGAAAAAATGAAATTTAAACAATTAAATATGGAGTGTTATTATGAAACTAAGTAATCAAACCGTTTCAGTTTTGAAGAATTTTGCCAATATCAATAATGGTATTTTTTTTGAAAAAGGAAAAATAATTAAAACAGTTGCTCCCACTAAAGCAATTTTAGCAAAAGCGAATATTATAGAAGATATACCGAGGAATTTCGGCATATATGATATAACAAAAATGCTCGGGTCTTATTCTTTATTTGAAACTCCTGAAGTTGAATTTGAAGAAAAATACATTCTTATTGAGGACAAGAAAAATCAAAGAAAAGTTAAATATTGGATGTGTGACCCAGATCTTGTTGTAAGGCCCCCCGAAGGAAAAAATGTCCATCTTCCTACTGAAGATGTTAGTTTTACTCTTGAATCAAGTGCTTTAGATTTTTCCATTAAGCAAGCAAGCGTACTTTCGTTGCCTGAAATAGGTATCATAGGTAATGGGGCTGATATAACTATTACAGCATTAGATTCACAAACTAATGAAACTTCTTCTGAACAAGTAGTTGGTGAAACTGATAAAAATTTCAAATTTATTTTTAAATTTGAAAATATTACAAAATTAATGTCTAAAAATTATAATGTATTGTTATCAAGTAAAGGATTGGCTCAATTTATAAGTTCTGATAATGTTATAGAATATTTTATTGCTATAGAATTAGCAAATTCAATATATGAAGATTAACCCATTGCGCGGATTATAAATGTTTGGAGAATCTTTTTTATGGGTCGAAAAATATAGACCTAAAACAATTGAAGAGTGTATACTTCCTGATAGAATAAAAACACTTTTTAGTCAGATATCATTGGAAGGACGTATTCCTAATATGATTCTTTCTGGGGATCCTGGTACGGGTAAAACGACCGTAGCAAAAGCTCTTTGTAATGAAATAGGGTGTGATTTTCTTATGATAAATGGTTCTGAAGAATCTGGCATTGATGTTTTACGTACTAAAATTAGAGGATATGCGTCAACAGTCAGTTTTGATGGTGGAAGAAAAGTTGTTATACTTGATGAAGCAGATTATTTAAACCCCAATTCTACCCAACCGGCTCTAAGATCTTTTATTGAAGAATTCGAAAAACATTGTTCATTTATACTGACGTGTAATTATGTTAATCGAATTATTGAGCCTTTGCGATCTAGATGTCAATCAATTGATTTTAAGATAAGCAGAGAAGATAAGTTAACTGTTGGGACGAATTTCGGAAAAAGACTTTATAATATCCTAGATCAAGAAAATGTAAATTATGATAAAAAAGTGGTTGCGGAAGTGTTGATGAAACATTTTCCTGATTATCGTCGAACACTGAATGAACTTCAAAAATATTCTAAATACGGTAACATAGATACGGGTATATTGTCTCAAATTTCAGATTTAGATTTGACCGAACTTATGAATTACATGAAGGTTAAAAAATTCAATGATGTGCGAAAATGGGTTGTGAATAACTTGGATAATGATCCGCAAAAAGTTTACAGAAAAATTTATGATGTTGCATCAAATCACGTTCAAGCAACATCGATACCTCAATTGGTATTAATTTTAGCAGATTCGCAATATAAATCGGCTTTTGCGGCAGATCATGAATTAAATCTAGTTGCTTGTCTTGTAGAAATAATGGTAGAATGTCAATTTATTTAAAAAAAATGTTATACATTTCAGTTTAATGATACTTGGGCAGAAAATCTTTTTTCAGTCAATGAATTAAAATGTGTTACCTCAGAAAAAACGTTACCCTCTTTTTTTCCTTCTAAACTAAACAAATCAATAAATAATAAAGACAAAGTACAACAAGAAGAATCGAAAGAGAAAATCACGTCAATTTTTCAAGGATAAAGCATGAAAAATATCAAGTATAATATCTTGATATGTTTATTTATTATGTTTATAGGTGTCAAGTTTAACATATCAGCACAAGAAAACGGATCATTTGAAAATGTTATTAAAAAAGCAAACCAATCAGTAGTATTGTTATCTACGAATCCTAATGCAGACCCAGAAACGAACGCATCACGTACTGGTTTATGTACTGGAACAGTTGTTGATAATATAGGTCATGTTATTACTAATTTTCATTGTATTTACAAACAAAATTATATAAAATTATATTATCACGAGCAAACTGATTGGAGAGAGTATGAAATAAAGATAATAGGTGTTGATCCCCTTGCTGATTTAGCTTTACTTAAAATTATAGGAAAAAAAGAACCGATTCCTTATCTTGAATTTGTAAAAGACACCAATGCAATATCAGTAGGTGCTGATGTTTTCGCCATAGGCCATCCTATGGGAATGATTTGGTCTGTAACCAAAGGAATTGTTTCTAGCATTGACCGATTTGTAGGACATCCTTTTATCAAAGCGATACAGACTGATTCCGCGATCAATAAAGGAAATTCTGGAGGCCCTCTTCTGAATATGAAAGGAGAAATTGTAGGAATCAATACGTTAATCGTTTCTACAATCTCTGAAAATGCAGGAATTGGTTTAGCGATTAGAAGCGATATTGTAAAAACGTCTTTAAATTCTATGTTAATGTTTGGAAAAGTCGATAGACCAGCAATTGGTGTTATGGTTGTACCATTAAATCTGAAAAAACAAAGAGAAAAAATTATAACAAAATTTCCTGAAATTGACCCAGAATTCGTTCCGAATACGTTTGGGGTATTCGTATTGCCTAATGACAGTTTTCCGCCGGACTTAAATAAATTTGATACCATTATTGGAATTAATGGTGTAATTATTAATACTGGATTACAGTTTTCAAATGAAATATACAAATATAATATAGGAGAGACGGTCGCATTAACGATTGTGAGAAAACGAAGATTTCTAATTGTGAATGTTCTTTTAAAAAGACTCTTTATTAATGCAGATGTAATGTATGCCTCAATACGAGAATAATCTTAATTAAAATAAAAATGACTCCTTTTGATTTTTTAAACGATATTAATTACGGTAAAAAAAATCTGATGATCGGTGATACTGACCATCAGGTTGAAAAACAATATTTGCCTTTCATTGTCAATAAGGGACTATCTTATACAATGGATACAGTCCTTTATGCGAATGAAATGAATATTCGACCTAATACTGATAAGAAACTTCAATTTGATTATTTAATAAATACAGTCAGACGAAACAAACGTTTTCCTAAGTGGATAAAATCCCAAGAAAATGAAAATATTAAAATGATCGTAAAATATTATGGATATAATGTACAAAGAGCTAAAGAAGTTTTACATTTGCATTCCGTGAAAGATCTCGATCTGATCAAAGAAAAATTAAATACAGGTGGCGAAGGAAATAAATGATGTATGATATCGGCGAAATGGTAGAGATTACGTTAAAAGAACCTGATGATTTTCTAAAAGTAAAAGAAACACTAACTCGTATTGGTGTTGCTAGTAGAAAAGAAAAAACTCTTTATCAATCTTGTCACATTTTACACAAACAGGGCAAATATTACATAGTACATTTTAAAGAATTATTTGCTCTTGATGGTAAACCTTATAATTTTTCAGATACAGATATTGCTAGAAGAAATACAATATCAAATAGGTTAGAAGAATGGAATTTAATTAAATTAGTTGATGTAAACAAAACAACAGATCCAATTTTACCCCTAAATCAATTAAAGATTTTGTCTTTTTCAGAAAAAAAAGAATGGTCTTTGATTCCAAAATATAATATAGGCAAAAAATCATAATGAATGAATCAACAGCGGTTGCATTACAACAAAAATTAGGAATTTTTTGTTTGCATGATGATGTTGAACTGCCAACATTGGCCACAAAAAAATCTGCATGTTTTGATTTAAAGGCATATTTCAATTCATTTACAAAAATATTAGCATACGATCCATATAATACTAAAAAAGAAATTTTTATAAAAAATAATTGTTTACTCATGTCTCCTGGCTGGAGATATTTAATTCCTACAGGAATAATTTTTGATATTCCGAAAGACCATTATATTAAAATTCATCCACGTTCAGGCAATGCATTGAAAAAGGGTTTAATTACTGCAAATAATGTTGGAATTATTGATGAAGATTTTGTGGAAGAATGTAATTGTATTATGATAAATGTATCATATGACCCTATTCAAATAACCCATGGTGATAGAATTGCACAAGCTGAATTGCGTAAATTAGAAAATTTTAAAATTGATTTCCTAAATAACAGACCAAATCAAAAAACCGATAGAGAAGGTGGATTTGGGTCTACAGGAACTTGACAAATTGCATATATAGTAGTATAATAGATCTTATGAGAGTGCATTTGCATCTCATCCGTTGCATGTAGCAACATCCTCTGGCCCTTGCAGAGGAAAATAATTAATCTCGCTAATAATACAGGAGATAATATGTATTTAGTACCAAAAACTATAGAAGACCTCAATCGCCAACTTTCGACCTCAGTAGGGTTTGACTCTTTTTTTAATCGTCTATTTGATAATGCTTATAATTCGGGTGGTTCAGGCACTTATCCCCCTTATAACATTCGAAAAGTGACTGATTGCGATTACGTAATCGAACTTGCCTTAGCAGGATTTACGAAAGACGATCTAGATTTAGAACTGACAGAGGGCACTCTTACAATAAAATCAGTGCCGCAAAAAGATGAAAGTGATGAAAGTTATCTACATCATGGAATCGCCAAACGAGTCTTTGTTCGAAAATTTAATATCGCTGATGATGTCGTTGTATCGGGTGCGGATTTATTCAACGGCTTGCTTAAAATTAACTTAAAGCGAATTATTCCTGAAGAAAAAAGACCTCGTAAAATTACCATTATCGATGATGGTGTTAAAGTAGTTGATCATAAAGTTGTATAAATCAAATACAACTCAGTTAATGATAAAATGGAGGCCATATGGCCTCCATTTTTTAGGATAAAATGATATTCACCAAAAATTTTTCATTTAAAGAAATGACTTTTTCTGATACAGCAATTAGAAAAAATATAGATAATGATCCCAGTGAAGAACAAATAATAAATCTAGCAAATTTATGCAATCATATTTTGCAACCCATAAGAGAACATTTTGGGAAATCAGTAAAAATTAATTCTGGATATAGATCAATTAAATTATGTGAAGCAATAGGAAGTTCTAGAAAATCTCAACACGCAAGAGGTCAGGCCGCAGATTTTGAAATTAATAGCATATCTAATGCAGAAGTTGCAACATGGATTTATAAAAATTTAGATTTTGATCAAATAATTTTAGAATATTATGATCCAAAAGGTGATCCCAATAGTGGTTGGATTCATTGTTCTTATAAAAATGATGGAACTAATCGCAAAACCGCTTTAATAATTAATAAATACACAAAAGGTAAATATTTGCCTTGGAAACCATAAAATTTTATTTGTTAAATCAAAATTGTTTTTTCGGAAATATTATTTTGTTTTTGTAAGTAGAATGCATGGGTTGACAAATATAGTATAATGTGTTATTATTAAGATATTCAAAACCTTGATATTATAAATTCACCAAATGGCTTTTTATACAAATGTTCAAAATTGGGGCGGTAAAATCTATTGTAGAGGAATAGATTCTACTGGAACTCATTTCAAAGAAAAAATAGATTATAATCCAGCTCTATTCATTAACTCTCCAAAACCCACAAAATATAAAACTCTTGATGGCAATTATCTTGCTCCTATTGACTGCGGCAGTATTAACGAAGCCAGAAATTTTATAAAAAAATATGAAGGTATAGATAATTTTCAAATTTTTGGAAATACCAATTATCATTATACTTTTATTGCAGACAATTTTCCCAATCAAGTAGAATACGATTTAAATAAAATAACAATTGCTAACATTGATATAGAAACTGGTTCAGAAAATGGATTTCCCAATCCTGAAATTGCTCAAGAACCCGTCACTGCAATTACTGTTTCTTTTAAGGGAACATATTATGTTTTTGGTTATGGGGAATATAAAGTACATAGAAATGATATTAAATATTTTGATTGTAAAAACGAAGTGCATTTGCTTCACGAATTTATGTCTTTTTGGTCTAATCAAGATATAGATATTATTACTGGTTGGAATGTTAAATTTTTTGATATACCATATCTCGTGAATAGAATGGATTTATTATTTGATAAATCTTTTTATTCTGATTTATCTCCTTGGCATTTTGTGAGCGAAAGAACAGTAATGGGTTTTGGAGGAGCAAAACCCCAGCAATCATATGAGATTATGGGAGTTGGTATTCTTGATTATTTAGACCTATATCGAAAATTTACTTATAAAAATCAAGAATCATATAGATTAGATCATATTGCTCATGTTGAATTAAATGAACGAAAATTAGACTATTCTGAATATGGTTCATTACACAATCTTTGGAAAGAAGACTATCAGAAATTTATAGAATATAATATAAAAGACGTAGAACTTGTGAACCGATTAGAAGATAAAATGAAACTAATCGAAATGGCTACTGTATTAGCGTATGATGCTAAGGTGAACTATACAGATGTTTATACTCAAGTTAGAATGTGGGATACGTTGATTTATAATGAATTACGAAATAAAGGCATCCAGCTTCCTCCTAAAAAAAATTCAATAAAAGATGACCCATATATAGGTGCTTATGTGAAAGAACCCGTTCCAGGAATGTATGAATGGGTTGCTAGTTTTGATTTAGACAGTTTATATCCTCATTTAATTATGCAATATAATATTTCTCCAGAAACATTACTCACAAAACTTCCTCAAAAATCATTATCAATTGATAACCTGTTAGACCAAGAAATTGATACAGATTATGCTAATGCTGAAAATGTATGTTTAGGAGCTAATGGGTTTCATTTTACAAGAGATCATCAAGGATTTTTACCAGAAATGATGGAGAGAATGTATGCTGAAAGAAAGAAATTCAAAACTGATATGCTTGAAACATCACAATTACTTGAAAATGAAAAAAATGAAACAGAAAAAAAACGTTTAATAAAAGAGGTTTCAAGATTAAATAACATGCAGATGGCGAGAAAAATTCAACTCAATTCTGCTTATGGTGCTTTGGGTAATCAATATTTTAGATTTTATGATGAAAGACAGGCAACGGCTATCACAACTGGTGGACAACTTTCTATTAGGTGGGTTCAAAATGACGTTAATCTTTATTTGAACGCTCTTCTAAAAACAAAAAATAAAGATTATATTATAGCCGCCGATACAGATTCGATTTATATTTGTTTAGATGATTTAGTTAAAACTGTTTTTACTGATACAACCAATAAAGAAAAAATTATTAAATTTTTAGATAAAGTATGTGATACAAAAATACAAGATTGTATAAATGATTCATTTAATAAACTGCATGTATATATGAATGCATTTGAACAAAAAATGAATATGTCTAGAGAAGTTCTTGCAGACAAAGCAGTTTGGACCGGTAAGAAGCATTATATCATGAACGTTCATAATAGTGAAGGAGTACAATATGCTAAACCCAAAATAAAAGTAATGGGACTAGAATCAGTTAAATCTTCGACTCCCGCAGTTTGTAGGGATAAATTAAAACAATCTTTCGATATTCTTATGAATGGCTCTGAACATCAAATGCAAGAATTTATTGAAGAATTTAAAGAATCATTTGACTTGCTTTCTCCAGAAGATATTGCATTTCCCAGGTCTGTAAGAGGAATTGAGAAATATCGTGATAGTGTATTATCGTATAAAAAAGGTACTCCTATACATGTAAAGGGAACGATTATACACAATAAGTTATTAAAAGAACATAAACTTACAAAGAAATATCAAATCATTCAGGAGGGAGAAAAGATTAAATTTTCTTATCTTAAAGAACCAAACCCCGTAGGAGATACTGTAATTAGTATGGGAACAATCTTACCCCCCGAGTTTGGATTACACCAATATATAAACTATAAAATGCAATTTGAAAAATCTTTTTTAGAACCATTAAAAGCAATATTAAAATGCGTTGGGTGGGAACATGAAAAAACAAGTACAATCGAAGATTTTTTTATTTAAGGAGACGAAATGGGTTTTTTGAAAGAAGTACTTAAGGAAATAGGTAATGAATATGCTGGATTTGTGTCTGACGGAATTGAAGCAGGAGATGTTGAAACTTTCATTGACACTGGCAGTTATGCTTTTAATGCTTTACTTAGTGGAACTATATACGGGGGGTTGGCTTCAAATAAAATCACAGCATTTGCTGGAGAAAGTGCAACCGGAAAAACTTTCTTTGTCCTCGGAATTGTCAAGCAATTTTTAGAAGACAATCCTACGGGAGGAGTTCTTTATTTTGAATCCGAATCCGCTATAACTAAACAAATGATAGAACAGCGAAAAATAGATACTTCTCGTATGGTCATGTTACCAGTTGCGACGATTCAAGAGTTTGCTCATCAAGTCACAACAATTCTTGATAAACATCTTGCTAGTGCAGATAGAGTGCCTTTGATGATATGTCTTGATAGTCTTGGTATGTTATCTACTTCAAAAGAGGTTGGTGATATTACTGATGGTAAAGAGACGAAAGATATGACAAGAGCCGCACTTGTAAAGGGAGCATTTAGAGTGTTGACCCTTAAAGCAAGTAAAGCAAAGGTTCCTGTATTGATTACAAATCACACATATAGTCAAATCGGTGTGATGTTTCCCCAACAAATTATGGGGGGTGGTACGGGTCTATATTATGCTTCAAGTAATATTGTGTTTCTTTCAAAAAGAAAAGAAAAAAGTGGTACCGAAGTAATCGGAAACATCATTCATTGTAAAAATCACAAGTCTAGACTGACTGTGGAAAATAGAATGGTTGATGCATTAGTTACTTATAATAAGGGATTAGATCGTTGGCATGGTATGTTAGAGCTTGCTGAAGAAGCTGGTATTTTCATCAAAGTATCAACGAGATATGAGCTTCCAAGTGGTATAAAATTATTCGGTAAACAGATCATGCAAGATCCTGAAAAACATTTTACTGAAGAAATAATGTTAAAAATAGATAAATTTTGTCAGGAGAAATTTTTATATGGAACAACAGTCGATGAAGAAGTGGTACAAACTGGTGAAAAATCCTCAGAATGATGAGGATGACCAATTCGCTTTTGTTATCACTACGGGTAAATTTAAAAATGTAATTTATAAGTATAATCGATTCGGTTTAATAGACCCAGAGAAAGATGCTGAAGAGTTGAAATATCGGTTCGAATATGATATACTAGAAATACCTGAAGATATTAGAAAAAAATCATACGCTGATACTGAAGGTATAGAATTTGAAAAATTAATAGGTGAAATTTTAATAGAAGTAATTCAAGAAAATATAGATTTAGATACACATGGAAATGATGAGGATCGAGGACACGATATTGAAGAACCTGATATTCAATGATGAATATACCAGAAAAGCTTTACCATATATAAAAACAGAATATTTTTCAGAACATAATGACCGATATCTTTTTAATGAAATAGAAAAATATGTAAATGCGTTTAATGTTCTTCCTACTCAAGAAGCCCTAATTATAGAGATTGGAAATAATACAAGTATTTCTGAACAACAATTTGATATTGTTTCTAAAAAAGTTGCGGAATTTTTCAATAGTAAAGAAAACACCGAAACTGCTTGGTTACTTGAAACTACTGAAAAATTTTGTCAAGACAAAGCAATCTATAATGCAGTATTTGAATCAATTAATATCATTGATAATCAAAAAGATACAGAACAGGACAAAGGAGTAATACCCCAAATTTTATCTGATGCTCTTGCAATTTGTTTTGATCCTAATATCGGTCATGACTATATTGAAGACTCGGATGAACGATTTGAAAGTTATCATAGGGTTGAAGAAAAAGTAAGGTTTGATTTAGATTATTTCAATAAAATAACCAATGGTGGATTATCTAAAAAAACCTTGAATATTACACTTGCTGGTGTAGGTGTAGGAAA